TTCCTACCACCAACTTTAACACTCGCTATCTTACTAGCCAGCTCCTCGGCTGTCTGTGTGAGTTCTGACTTGCTGGCTTTGCCATTGGCCAAGTTGGTCAGCTCTGATAGTCTGCGAGTCGTTGTCTCTTCATACGTTGCTTGCGCCGACTTCACACCAGACAGTTCTTTTTTTGTCTGAACAAGTGCTTCAACTTGCTTGGCAATCTCAGCTTCAGCCTGTGCTTGCTTCGGTCGAATATCGTTCGCGATGGTTCGTTTCAAGACATCCAAGTCGCCCGACAAAGCCGTCTGAGCACTCGTAGCCTGTCTCTTGAATTCTTCAAGTTTGGCAACAGAATCTAGACCAATCCGCTTGGCTTCCTGAGCAAGTAAGCTACTTGCACCAGCGTTTCTCAAGGCTTCTTCAGACCTGCGCTTAACTTCTTGTAATGGGCCGTTGTCAAAACTGTTGAAACGCTGATTGATAGTGTCAGATAGTTCTTGCTTGACTTCTTCGGCTCTTGCTCTTGCAAGTTCAATACCGTCAGAAATTTCCTGTCTAAGCAATCCAGCCTTATGATCAAAGTCTAAGTCAGCATTTTGAAGAGCCTTTTCAAGGGCAATTTCTTGTGCGGTTCCTGTCACACCAAGGATTGCATCAGCTGCGCTAGATAAGCCACCAGAAGCTCTAGAACCACCAGTTCCTGCCTTATCATCAAAAGTCAAAGAGATATATTCTTCCTTCAAAGCGTCGAACTCATAAGCAATAGCTTTCTTGAATGCATCGACATTGTGCTTCCAACTCTTGAGATTGACCGTATCACCCATATGGACCACTTGCCCATCAAGTTCATAGGCTTCAATCTTGACAGCATCAGAGACCTTGTCAATGCCCTCATTTGAAAACTTAGCCTGTGCCCATTTCTGCAACTCTTCAACAGTTTTAGCATTGTTGTTCTCATACTCTTTTTCATTGATATAAGGGTATGAGTTGATAAGAGGACTATCAACGGTTACTCTGAGAGTCGTTTCCTTTTCAGCGCCTTCAGGCTTAAAAGTCGATTTGGCATGGATTCTTGTGACAACATTCTGACTGTTTCTTGTGCGTTGGTAATCCTTCAGATTCTTGTGTGTCGTGATAACAACACCACGATTCTCACCACGACTCTTCTTGATAGTCATTGCAAAGTTATCACGAACCAGCTCGCCTTCCCATGTACCAACAATGCTGTGCTTACCGTCCAGCAATACAGAGTATAGAGTTTCTGTTTCAGTCGTATTGAAGGTCCTACGATCCTGGATATCACTGTTGAATGAGAAGTCCCAAAGAGCCGTTTTGGTATTTTGGACCATGCGAGAAAGAGCCATGCTACAGCTCTGACTAGTCACACTCACTGGCATGATAGACCGTTGCATCACATCGTCGGAAATGTGATAGGCTGTGATTTCCAGATGGTCATTGTGCTCAACAGGTTTCTTGATGCGAAATAGCTGCGCACCAAGAACAGGAGTCGGCGCTTTTATCAACATATCTTCTTGAATAAGTTGATAAATACCAGAGTCAGAAATAGGATATTTCACAGTTAAGGTGAAATCACCATTCATGGTCTCTTTAACAATCGCCGAAGTTGCTTCATGAAGTGGCTCCCCGTTCCATCGAACAGTTTTTACATCTTTATTAAGTAGATAAAGCAATTATGCCCACCCCCAAACCGTTTCGATTTCAAGCGATTGAATACCTGGACCCAAAACAACCCCAACATTCTTAAGTTTCGCTGGATCGACTGTGATAAAATCCCCTGACCATTTGACTGGCTTCCCTGTTGTTGTTTTAAAACTTGGATTGTCAGGATTATTGACCATCACAAGCGACTCAGTGAGTCGTTCAAGACGGATGACCTGACCAGCGATTGTAAACGAAGTCTCAACAGCGATCTGGCCAACGATTGTGATTTTAGGAAAGGCAAGAGCAGAACCTTGAACAGTCAAAGTCCCACTTCTTGTCAATCTCTGTGTATCGGTGTCTTTAAAGTATTTGGTAGGGTGACAAGTGAAGGTTGCTTTAGTCATATAAAGACCAGGTTGCACTTCTTCAAGGTCGCTCACATTGACCTTATAGCACCAAAGACGAGTTGTTTTGACTCGCTCACTCTCTAGCCAGAACTTCTCACGGATAAACAGACTCATAAATTGGTTCATCTGTTCTTCAGTAGGTTTAACCAAATAAATCGTATAAGTTTTCTTGACCAGTTCCCTATGCTTGTTTGTCTGAACGATTGCTCCACTGATGCCACCATGCTCCAAGAGAGCTGTCTTGCTCTCTCCCAGAGAAATTGAGGGAGAATCATGGACAATGACCTTAAAAGGAAAAGACGATGTCCTCACACCGTCAATCACAAGCTCATTATGCTTTATCATGCAAACCCTCCTCTCAATTGTGTCTTACGTTGCAATTCGTCAGCAATCCTCTGCGCTACCTCATCAGCAATCCGTATAATGTCAGCTTCTTCTCTGACGGTATTGCCAGTGATAGTGATATTGATGGTCGGTGAAGTTCCACCCATTGTCTGAGCAATACCTCGACCGATAGCACCAAGTGTCTTGTCATTGAGTGGTAACACTGCTTCATTCCCAGCTTCACCGCCAACCATCATGTTATTTCCATTCATTCCAAAGATGGTTGGCTTGGTCATGATACCGCCTTTGGCGTACCATTCAATTCCAATACTTGGAACACCTTGACTCAACCAATCTAATGGATTGGCCGACCCGCTCACATAAAAGTGCGGTAGCGGAATGTGTGGCCAGCTGATACTGAAGTTAAACAATCCCTTGATAGCTTCAATAGCTGAAGATACAGCATCTTTTGCACCATTGATAGCTCCTGAAATGGTACTCTTAATACCTTCCCAAACACTTGATACTGTGCTAGATATAGCATTTAACACATTTGAGACAGTATCCTTGATGCCATTCCAGACATTTGATACAGTTCCTGAAATGCCGTTGAGAATATTTGAAATGTAGCTCTGAATGGCTGAGAAAATAGTCTGAACAATGATTTGAATAGCTTGCCATACAGTAGAAAACACTCCCTTGATAGTTTCCCAAGCGCCTGACCAATCACCATTGATGATCTGCATAACTGCTTGAATGATACCAAGGACAACGTTTATTGCGGTCTCAACAACGGTCTTGATGATTTCCCAAGCTGTTGTAATGATAAGTTGAATGTTATCCCAACCAGCCTGAATGAGTGGACCTAAAATTTCCAGAATTGTGCTTATAACTGTATAGATGGTATTCCAGACAGTCTCAGCACTTGTTCTGATAAGTTCCTGGTTCTCCGTCCACCAAGCAACAACCGTTCCAAAGATACTCATGACAAAATTAGAAATCTCTGATACGACTGTATTGATGACCTCAAGAATTGCATTCCAGACAGTCGTGACCACATCTCGAAAACCTTCGTTAGTTTCCCAGAGGTATTTTACAATAACAATAATTGCAGCAACTGCAGCAGCAATTGCAATAGCTGTTCCAATAATTGGCAATGCGGCAATTATCATTTCTCCAATAGATATTTTTAAAAACTCAGCAAGGGCTTGCAACGATAAGAATATGGGGGCTATGACCCCTACAGCAGTCACAACTGTTCCTAAAATAACAACAAAATCTTTTACTGGATCAGGTAAGGAATTAAACAGCTCAGCTACACCTTTCACAATCGTTGCCAAGGTTTGGAAAACAGGGATCATCATTTCCAGAAGAGGTTGACCAATAGCAGATAATGCATTGGTCCCAGCTTGTTTTAGATTCCCCATCACGTTTTCTAATCCGTCTGATTCTCTTGCAGCCTGTCCAAGAGCTCCTGAGAGTTTATTTCCGTCTTCGACCATCTGAAGCAAGGTCAGTTGCTTCTGCGCTTCGCTCAAGTCCTTGAATGATTTGCCATACAGTTTATTTGCAGCGGCATTCCTAGTTGTCTCTGTCGCAGAGATTCCAAGAGCGGCATCGTTAGCAAAGTTTCCCTTCAAAAAAGATTGTAAGCTCTCTGTCACGCTCTCAATAGATTTGTCATAGAAGGCTGCACCGTCTGCTGCTGCCCTAGTTGCACGAGAAGTAAGATCCAAAGCTTCTGCTGTATCCAATCCTGAAGTTTTGGCAAATGAAGCCATCTGAGTGAATGATCCTTGCAATCGCTCTGGGACAATATCCATTTCCTGACCAATAGCATTCAACGCTTCTCTTGCTTGGGTTTCCATATCTCCGAAAACAGTAGTAAATTGAGCATTACTAGCTTGCATTTGAGCAGCAGCTTCTAACGCTTCTTTCCCTACTTCCACAAGCTTATCTGAAACAGCACTCAACTTCTCACTAAACTGTTGAAGTAGTTCTGCTCTTAAATTCCTTGAGATTTCACTTAAACTTTCTTGAGTGCTATCTGCAGCAGACTTTGTTCCCTTCATCTCATCATTGAGATGATTAAAAGCAGTCTTAGCCTGATTTAGCTCAGCTTCCATCTTGTTGGCTTGTGTGGAGTTCTCACCAAATTCTTTTTTAGTGATTTCCAATTGCTGTTCTAGATTTGAAATCTGTTTACTTACAATCTCAGACTGGGCACCAATCTTTTTCTGGGCAAGAGCATTTCTCTCGGCTTCACTAGCATTTGAACCTAAAGCACTTTCTTGCAATTTGAATGAACTTGTCACCTTACTCATCTCTGAAGCAAGTTGACTCTGTTCATTCTGCAATTCTTTCAGTTGCGTTTGGTTGCTTTTAGTTGCATTTCCATTCTCAGCAAGTGCTTGATTTACGTTTGCTAGTTTTCCTTCATAGCCCTTCAGGACATTTTGGGTTACTTCGACTTCACGTTGAAAAGCACGGTATTGATCAGCGCCGATATTCCCATTTTTGAACTGCTGTTCTACCTGAGACTGAGCTTGTCTCAAAGTTTCCAGTTTCTCCTTGGTCGTCGCAACTTGCTTTTGCAAAACTTCTTGTTTCTGAGTCAGGAGTGTTACGTTCCCTGTATCAAACTTCAAGGCCTTGTCAATCTGTCTCAACTCCTGGCTTGCATCAGTAGCAGCTTTATTGACATTTTTCAGCGCCTTTTGTAAGGGTTGCGTGTCGCCATCGATTTCAATTTTGATACCTTTGATATTTCCTGCCATATTTCCTCCTTTCATAAAAAATAGAAAAGCGCTGAGAGAATTTCTACCACTGATAATGCAGTCAGATCAACGAACTTGGTCTCAGAATCGCTCTCTCAGCACTCATTTGTCTTTAAAAGCTGTCAAAATCAGCTTGCGTGGCTTTCCGTTCGCCACCCTTATCCTCACTCCGTAAATTCACATAATCCGTCTGATAATCCAGAGCCATTCCGATTGAGATGTGCTTTAGATCATCGATAGACAGACCAGTTTCTTTACAACAGGATAGATAAGACTCTACTGTGAAGATTTCCTCGCTAGCTGATTCTGATTCATCTGGTGCTTTTTTGTCGTCATGCTCGCATTCAGCATTTCCATCAGCACAGGACCAACTTCCTGAATCGGAAAGACTTCCATTTCCATGAAGAATTGTTCATAAGGCTTGATGTGAGGATTTGCAGATTTAGCAAAGGTCCAAAAAAGACGGTTGAAAAAGGTCATATCAAAATCTGACAACATCGAAACGTCCATATCAGTTGCTGTCAGCTCCTTGTCAGTTTCCAGTTTGTTCAATTCATTCATGAATGATTGATTTTTCAACATTGAGAACAAATCTTGAAAATAATCTTTCCCAAATTGTTGCTTGTAGGCAATGGGAGTATAGCCATTGGTCCCCAACTCATACTCCTGATTACCAACCAAAACGATTTTACGCATAGATTTTCTCCTTAAGCTGCAACCGCAGTAGGTTCATAGACTTTCTTGAACCAGTTGTCATACGCATCCTTGTTATCAGCTGATGTGATTGAACGTTTAACAACTGTGTCCAATGGACGTGGGCTAGCTTTGAAACTAAGTTCACGTTCGTTGGTTGATGTCCCGTTCTTAGTTTTTGAGCCAAGAGATGGGCGACTGGCAAAACAGTAGTACATCACATAGCGAGTCTTGTTTTTGTCGCCTTCAAACTGGAACATCATTGCGAACTCTGTCAAGCTCGCATCTGCTTTTTCAGTCATAACACCAGTTTGAGGGTCCTTGATTTCACCAAGAATTTTTGTCGCAAATTCATCAATAATGTGTGGAATTTTAAGTTTACCTTCATAGCCTTCGTTTGAATTCATGAAATGGTAATCCTTGTTGTCTGCTTTGATAGGGGTTGTTTCCCCTTTGGTATCAAGTATCAGCTCCATCGCTCCAGGAAAACGAAAAACATCGCCGTAAGTGATAACTCCATCTGCTGCAAGTGTCTTGATAGGTGCGATATGTACGTTTTCTAGACCAAAGGTTACTTTATTTTCTTGAGTCATGTCATTCCTCCTTAGTATAGATAGACTGTATAAGACTTGACATAGAGTCTTTCAGTCTCGATAAATGTTTCTTCTTGAACATCGAAAAAGAGCTCGTGGGTTGTCCACAGCTCTTCCAGACGTTCTTCCAAATCTTCATCCTTCTGCTCAAAAGCCAGCTCAACCGTCACGCTCTTAATCTGATGATTGACCGTATTGTCAGCTGCATTGATGGCTGGACTCGATTCATAATAGACCAGGTAAGGTAGGTCAGGAGCGTTCCCAGTTTTAAACGCTCGATAGGTGACAGGCAGGTTTACCTGTTCCAAAATAGCAGCAAAGTCTGATAGCTTCATTTCCCAATCTCCTTGATACGCTTCTCAAAGTTCTGAATCGCTTTTTCTTCAGCTGGCTTGATGTGAACAATACCAGCAACACGGCCACCATTTCTTGAAAGGTGCCCGTTCTCAAGTATGTGAGTAAGACTTGCAACTGCGTTGAACACAACAAAAGAGCCATTGGTCAGTTTCTTCTTTTTCCAACTTCTGCGATACTTTCCGTACCGTTTCGGACTTGTCTCTTTCAACTCATCCACAGTCTCATCAGCCACTTGCTCTGCAATCTTATCCACTTCTTCAGTAACCTCATCAGAGTAAGCTGCAAGCTCTTTCGCTATCAAATCAGCAAGGTCATTACTCATTTCAACACCTCTGACAAAGTCAACTCTAAAATTTCAGAATCGATAGGATAGGTTTTCAAGATACGATATTGCCTGCCTTCAAATTTCGCAAACTCCTGATTCTCATACTCAAAATTTCGAATCTCAACAACCAAGCTCGGTTTTAGACCTGCCTGGTTTGCTTGATAAAATTCAGAGCGAGTAACCTTCTTTTTACGACACAACAGAGTAACTTCAACATCTTCAGAGATTGGTTGTAGTAACTTGTCCTTACCTGTGACTTTTTTAGAGATCAGTTTGATTTCATGATTCCACATTCTTGACCTCTTTCTTTGATGCTATCTGTAAATTATGCAGTCGCCATTGAAGGTGACGTGGCATATCCACCCCACCCTCATAGCGATAAGCAGCATAGTCAACGATAAACATTTCATGGTCAGCACGCTCACCAACAAGCTCGATACCGAGGTTATCGGTCAATTCAGTGATGACACTTGAAATGATTTTTTCTAACGGCTTGTCTCTCAAGCGGGTTGAAATACCCAGCTTAAGCTTCAGCAATTCTAAAAGCTGACCTTCATCCATGCTTACTCCTCAACTTCCTTAGCAGGCTCTTCAGCAGTTTCCTCAACTGTTTCTTCATGCTCAACTGCGGGCTCTTCCTTAACTTCTTTTGTTTCAGGAGCTGGTTTCTTAGGTTCATCATCTCCCAAAACCTCAAGGAAGATAGAGCCAGCAGTGTTGGCACCAGTCAAAAGGCCATTGGTAAAGCTATCTGTGGGCTCATATCCTTCACGAGGAAAGATATCGCCAACAGCGTAGTCATGATTTTCAGGATCAGCCAAGTCCTTGAAAGGACGGATTACTTTATAGCTCATACGTTACCTCCTTAAGCTACAACATCAGTATAGGTTCCGAAGAATCCAGCTTCTTCATCTACTTTCTTAATATCCAAACGGATAAAAAGCCCAAGCAATTGTCCGTAAATGTCATTGTTCACCCATTTAACGGATACTTGAGAACGGTCAAACTCTTTGACGAACTCAGTAACGTCTCCGATGAAGAATTTCATGTCTCCTTCGTTTCCAAACACTGCGTCATCTACTTTGTAGATTGTTTTCCCACCAAATGAATAGCCAGTAGGTGAAGCTACATCAGTTTGAAGCATGTAGCGCCCATCTTTATCCTTCACCTTGTCAAGTGCAGCAAACATTGACTTAGTTACAACGATGCTTGCTTTATAAATTGATTTAAGCTTCTTGTTGTAGATATCTTTAATACCATCAAATCCAGACGCATCTGCTTGGGTAGCTGTTTTGAGGACAGCTGTAACTAATGACAATTCAGTGTTTTCACCTTGGTTGAATACTTCGTCTTCAACAATGGACATGATGTCATAGTCTGCGTCGTCAATCATTTCTTGTGACACAGGGACATATCCACGGTAAGTCTTGATTGAATAATCAATCTCGCTGATTGCAGGTTTTCCGAGTTCTGGATTTGATTTCAATTCATCTGTTGAAACCATTACACCATCCGTTTTTTTGATAACTGGATATTTACCAGATCCACTGTTAACTTTCACACGTTCCACAAGATCCAAGAGTGGATTACGTGTTTTGTTGACGAAGTGAGGTTTTAGCACTTCAGTTGGGATCAGAGCTGCGCTTCCTGAATCAGTAGTTTTCAAACCTACGATGTCACGAGTTTGACCAGTACGAATGTATTTAGCAATTGCGTCACGTTGTTCCAATTTTTGTCCTCCACGTTTTTCTTGACTTGGATAAGTCGGTGCTTTGCGATTCAATTCTTCAACTTGATTTTGCAAATCTTCAATTTCTTTTTCAAGTTGTTCTTTTTCTGCCAATTTATCATCCAATTCTTTTTGGATGTCTTCCAGGTTCTTTTCGACATCTGAAACTTCTTCGTCAGTTCCAGCTTGTTCCAATTTCTTCGCTTCAAGTTCAGAGCGCTTGTTCAATTCTTCAATCGATTCTTCGAGTTCAGCTACTTTGTTTGCTTTAAGATTAGCACGAGCACTTAAAATCTTTGATTTGTTCATAGATTAAATTTCTCCTTAATTTCTTTCTTGCGCTTGTCCAGCGCTTCACGATTTGCACGCTGTTGACTTTCAAAGTCTTTTTGGCGTGCGGCAATTTCCGTTTGCGGATAGGCTGGGAAAGTACATGGACTCACTTCAAAGATTTCTAATTCTAGGATAGTGTCCAGGTACGAACCATCTGCTTGCTCTTCCGTATTGATTTTGATTGGGATAAATCCAAAGCTACAACCAATTACATCTCCACGTCGAACACGAGCATAGGCTCCAACAGCTTGCGGATCATCCTTGTTGATGATGATATCCCCGTAAAGTCCGATTTCATCAACTCTTAAAATGACCGTCCCGTTACCAGTACGACCAAGCACTAAACTATCATCATGGTTAAATAATGCCCTGATGTCAGCTCCTTTGATGGCTTTTTCAACACCCTCACGTTTGATTACCTCAAAGTAGCCTGGCCATAATTCAGTAACTTCATCAAACTTGATAAAGTACCCACTCAAAATCAAATCACCGCTGTCAGCTTCTTCTCGTGTTTGAAATTGAGTGGGCATATAAGCCTTACGTTTCTGCATCAGTATTTCCTCCTTCCTTATTTAATTTGCTCTGATTGCCTAGCTCGCCTTGTGGCAAATAGTTTTCAAGAACAATGATTTCATCCATTTCAGGATCAGGAGTCATTCCAACCCAATCACGCCACTCATTCCTACGCATAGCAGCATTACTAGTCATCTGTCTTGCGACAGTAGATAGCTCTGTAATGTCATAAGAGTAAAGCGATCGTGGGTTGAACTTGAAGTAACGATTACTTGAAATAAGTAAATCTCTTGTAAGAGTCTGTGTGATTGTTGTAGCAATACTCATGACTGTAGTATTTACAAAATTGTTGTATTCAACCTTGTCGAATTTTCCAACTCCCAAAATAAAAGCTGGCACTCCTAAAAGCCCAGCAACTGTTTTCTTGTCAATTTCAACAGATTCATTGATAGCAATATCTTTAAAACTTAATGGCTTGACCTGTTCGACACTCAATAGAGCATCTGGAATAATCCACGGCTCACCCGCCTGACTTGTTGTTAAGTATTTCTTAGCAACCTTGTCTCTCCCCTCTTGCGTGGCCAATTCTCCACTCGAAGAATCAACCTTAACAATTAGGCTAGGAACGTTCTTTCCGTTCATAAATCCTTTTTTGATTTGAGTAGCAAGGTTTAAATTCCTAACAATATCCCTTAGAGCAAGTCTGTATCCAGTTCCTACAAATGGATTGTCTGGATCAGGGTTGATTACAAAATGCACAATTTCGTTTGGGTTGTAGTCAACACCACGATAATTCATAACATAGCCGAGCTCATCGCTTTTAAAAGAAACTTCGCTCATTGGGAATGGTCTTAGGTTCAAAATATAATCATTCACAGGATCATACTCAACATGAAGAACTGAGTTTCCGTCACCAAATAGCAACAGGTCACGCACAATCTTGAAAATCCAAGTTTTGCGAGTCATATTGTCGCATGGGTTTACATCAATCTTTCGAGCCAGTCCGTCTTTTATTCGGATATCGCCTTTGTCGGTATTCTCCATCAAATGAATGGTCATATTTGATACCATGTCAGCAATCTTATTGACCGCAGCAATCACATCAGGATTTCGAGCCAAAGGCACATAGCTATCACCGTCAATATAAAGCCCAAAATCTGAATGAGTGATAACATTCGTTCCACTTCGACTCTTACCACGTTTCAAAAACCTATCTAAAAGCCCCATCTTTACTCACCTCCTTTCTAGCGAAAATTATTTTGAAAAAGTGAATCAAAGTGTTTGTTTCTTACTATATTCTGACTGACATCAACTATTTGTTTATCCCAGTTAACTGTTTCAGCCCTCAAATCTTTCGTATAGCTTTGACGAACGATTACTTCTTCACCGTTTAAAATTACTTTAACTCGCCCTTTATTAATTAGCACATTAATTTCATGTTCTGATAAAACTATTTCATTCATAAGTCACCTAATCAAAGAAGCTCATGACATTCTGATTCTTACCAAGATTAGCAAGAGCCTGAATACAAGCAAAAACGCTGGCATCGAACAAGTCAATTCTTGCAGTACCACCGTCACCGTCTAATTTCTCATATTGCACAGCATCATCCACCTTTTCAATCGCTCTAACATTGCTCACACAGTATTCGTAAGCATCAGAATGAAGATAGTAAAACTCTTTATTCTTAACTTTGAACTCAATCCGTCTGAACCCCTCTGATTTCAGATAGAAAAGTTGAGGTTGGTCAATCATCTTGAACCGTGCTTGTTTCATCTTCGTCAGAAACTCACGACCAAACTTCCTATCCATTCCGACCGCAGCAATCTTGAACCCTTTCTCTCTCATCTTGATAAACCATTTGACAATATCATCATAGAGAACGGTCGGAGTATTGCTCATAGTCAACCAACCATCAGACTGCCACCCAAAAAGTGGAATGCCATCGTCATTGGCTTTCTTTTGAGCATTGACACGAGGAAAGAAAGCGTGTGTGATACAGATATCAATATCTTTTTCACCATCATGATAGACACCATAGAGAGCAGCAGCGGTTAAGTCGTGCAATCTTGACAAGTCAGCACCACCGTACCATTGGATTGGTAAACGTGCCAGCTCTTCTAGGGTCCAATCGTATTGACTATCTGAAGCGATGAACTCATCAGGATTGAAGTAAGCATTCATAGAGTTTGTGAATACATTCAAAGTCTTGTTGAAAAACTCATTTCTTGTCTGTGGATCGTTCATAGCCTGCTCGGCTTCAGCTCTCAAAGCAGGCATGGACACCGTGACACCCCAAGATGGATTTGCCATCTTCAAAACATTATCATCAAGATAGTCACCAACATCGCCATCCGTTGTCTGATTGGCTTTACAAATAAAGATAAATAAAGCCTCATCCTGTACCAACTGCTTGAGCACTTTCTGACAGTATTTCAAGCGGTTAGCAAGAAATCCAGTAGGAATATCACCAGCCGTTGAGATAACAAAAAGCATACTGTTTCGGTATGCTGACATTGTTTTCTTCATAAGACCATACTTCTTACTATTCCTCATCGTGTGAGCTTCATCGATGACCGTGACATTGCCATTGAGAGAGTCCAAACGGCTCTCATCGTTGGCCAAGGCCTGAATATAGAATGACCCGTCATCTCCAAAATTAGCTGTGATAGAGTGTTCTTGGTTATTGTCCTTGATACGGATAGATTTCTCATTCCATCGTTCCACGTTGAACTTGATGAAATTAAAGGCTTCCAGCGCTTGCTTGACAGAGTTGGCCACGATATAGCATTTTGAACCACTATCGGCATCCAAAATCTGATAAAGCAAAGCAATAGCAGCAGTAAAACTGGTCTTGCCGTTTTTCCGTGCCAGCATTATCAAGGCTTCTTTGAACCTACGCTCGTTCGTACCAGCGTGATAGAACCCAAAGAGATTGACAACCGTGAAATGTTGCCACGGTTGCAAAATCAAAGGCTTGTTACGGATAGACATGGCAAACATGTCATCTCCTTGCTGATGAACAATTGAGTTCTCAATAAAGTGAACGGCAAAATCCACTATATCCTCATCAAGCTCATATTCTGGATTTTCCAAATCCCTCAAAAAGCGTTCAGCAGCCAAAATCCGTTCTTCGTTATGTTCCTCTTGATAGATCAGGACATAATCAACATAGGCTTTAGCCTTTCCAAGATTGGTTGTAGCGTGGCGAAAATCGGCAAAACGTTTTTCAAAGTCTTTATCCATCTTTCACTCGCTTCTTTTTCAGTTCATTCTTAAACTTCAGGACCTCAGTAAGAACTGAATCACCTTCTTGTTCTACTACATCACCGAGCGACTTAGGATTCATCATCAACTGATTAGAGTAGCTGAGGATGTCTTTCCTCAAAATTTCCATCGCTGTCAAGATTGGAACTTTGCGCTCATTCTCAGCACCAGCCTTATTGACGTAGGTGTCTGTTACTGGATAACCCATGTCAGCATAATCTTGAGCAAGTTTCTGATACTGATATAGCATTCCTGCGAAAATGTCAATGATCATTTCGAACTCTTTACGATAAGTGCCCAAGTCTTTCATCTGCTTGACCACTTTTGACTTAATAGACTTCGCTGTAATTGGTTTAGCCAAAAACTACCTCCTTTCGTCAAAATCGCTTAGTTTTTACCCCCTTTTTGTTTGAAGGCCCCCGACTTGGAAAAAGTTCCCTTCACCGGTACCCTACTGGCCAAAATGATTTTTTAAAAATAGGGGGGGACTAAAAATTTTCATTTTTCATTTTTGAAAAAATTTAAAAATTCTTTTTTTCTCTTTTTCTGCCAGTACAAGCCTTGGTTGATTACTCTATCGTTCACTCTATCATGAAACGTATTGTGTTTCTTATTCGTCAACGGCAAACAATTCCATTCAACGAATTCAAGTTCAGGATATTCAGATACAGGAAAGATATGGTGAACCATTTCTGCTTGAACAGAAATTCCGTAACGCAAACTTTCTTGACAAAGATAATCATGCTTACGCATTATCCTGTCGCGGAACTTCTCCCACTTCTTAGATCTCAAGGATGGTCTGATAGGTTTGTTATACATCTCAAACCTCCTTTCTCAATGCTAAAAGGGACAGGCCTTTGACCTATCCCCTACTCATACAAGAAATCTATGCTACCATAATAAACCTTTTTTTGTGAGACTTCAAGATGTCTTTTGTCTCATTCTGATTCTTTAAAAAAATTACCCCATTTTACTAGTATGGCTGTTAGCGGTATATGCATTCCATTTATAAATGCTGTTTGAGTATATCCAACAATTTCAAAGCCAACACCAGGATTCGCATCAATATCTTTATTTAATTTCTCGAAGGCCTTTTCTCCAAGAAAATCATCACGGTATTCTTTTAACATTTTCTACCTCCTGTAACTATACCAATTTCACCCCTCACTTTCACATATCTTATATTTTGTTAAACTCACTCTAAATCTCAAACCCTTACTAATCATGGGTTTTAAAGCGTTTCATTTTTTCAGTTTATGCTTAACTCGTTATGTGAAAGTAATATCTAAAAAAATTAAATGACAAAGTTCCGTAGCGCATCATCGAGCTCTGCTTGTTCTATCCCTATGTATCTCAGGGTAATTGCAGGTGATGAGTGATTGAACATTTTCTGTAATGTCCCTACGTCCTTTGTCTTGTTGTAATATTTATAGCCGAACGTCTTGCGCATTGTGTGTGTGCCAACATTATCAATGCCAAGTTCTTCAGCTGCTTCATGTATGATTTGATAGGCTCGCTCACGAGTGATCGCTTTATTCTGACCTTGCCTACTTTTGAATAAGAAATGATGAAATGGTTTCCCTTCAACATATCTCCTCATTTCTTTCTTGAGTTCTTTTGTCATCCGTCTTGTTATCTGCTTGCCAGTCTTCCGTTCTCTCAGTTTGATGTGCCAGCCTTGAACATCTTTAACTTTCAAGGTAAGTATATCTCCGACTCGCAAACCAGTATTCAGGCCTGTAATGAATAGCATATAATACATCTCATTCCACTCTCTGAGATAATCTTTCATTGCCTGAATGTCGTCATTATCTTTTATCGGTGATACAAATTCCATATTCTACCTCCTTTCCCAAAACAAAAAGCCAGCATTTGCTGACTCTTGACGATACTTCTGTTGGACAACTTTTCTGACTAGAATTAAGGATGACTCCTAAAGTGTGATGTGTGTTTTTGTTTCAGAAGTTCATGCTATCATAATAACCCTTTTTTTGTGAGACTTCAAGATGTCTTTTGTCTCATGTTTATTTATAGCTCACCTTTCAAAATAGCGTACTGCTCTAGGATAATCCTTCTACGTCGATAGATTGTAGCTTTGCTCATGAATTTCTGTTCTGCTATTTCTTCCCATCTCAGTTGAGGATATCTCCAGCGCAGATTAAAGATTTCCTTATCCTCATCAACTAGATTGAACAGGAGTTTGTTAATAATAGCTTTGAACCCTTCGAGAAATTTTAAGGTTGGATCATCCGCTATTCTGATTGCAATGGTTTCGGTAGGTTTGCTTATTCCTACGCAGGGCCCATTTTGAGAATCTGGATTTCGAGTTTCTAGTTCTAGCCTTCTCAAATCTATTGTCCGTTGAATGTTTTGAAATTTGAAAAGTTCTCTGTCTAATGTTTTGAGGTCTTCGTCGCTTAATTTCTTCAATTTCTACCCCCTCGATATCTTCGTGACTGCTTCCACTTGATAATCTTACCGTCGTTATTGTTGTTGAAATAATCTGGCAATCTTGCTGTTGGACTTTCTTTATAGACAACTTTCTCAACGACCTGGACTCCAGGCATCATTTCATCATCTATCCACCCAACAAGCCACGCAGGGTTTACATCATAGGTTTTA